AGAAAGGCGACATCCGCCGCATCTCGCTGAACCTGCACAGGTCTGACCAGTTCCTCTACGACCACCAGCGCGACATGATTGAGATCTGGCACGTCTACAGGAAGGAGCACGACGACCGCACCAAGGCGATGCGCGTCACCCGCACCGTCCTCAGCTACCACGTCCCGGATCGCACCGCCGTCCACGACATCCTACCCTACGCCCACGCGCTCTATCCCTTCGTCGAGCTGCCCCGCGAACGCGCCTCACGCCCCATCTTGGAATCCCGCGGCGTGCCGGAGATCGTCCAGACCGCCCAGGAAGAAGTCAAAATCCAACGCGACATGCGAGGCGACCGCGCCAGCATCGTCACCCTGCCCCCGCTCAAAACCCCCGCCGCGCGCGGCAAGATGGACCTCATCATGGGACCGGGCGTCCAGATCCCCGAGCGCCGCCCCGGCGAGATCACTTGGATGACCCCGCCGCAGCCCGACGCCGGTAGCATCGAAGTCGAAATGTCCATCCGCAACGATGTGGACAACTACTTCGGCCGCATCAGCGAAGCCGTCCCGCCGCAACGCTACATGCTGCACACCCAAGAGCTGGTCGATAGCTGGCTTCTTGATATGAAGCTCTGCCTCGTCCAGACGCTCGCCCTTTGCCAGCAGTATATGACCGCGGAAGAAGTTGCCCGCGTCACCGGCAATCCCAATCTCCCTCTCACCGCCAGCCCCGCCGACATCCGCGGCCGCTTCGACGTGACCTGCGAGTTCGACGCCCGCAACTTGGACAGCGAAGCCCTCGCTGCCAAAATGGATTTCTACGCGAAAGTGTTGGTCCCGCTTGACCAATTCGGCGTGGTGGATCGCGCAGGGTTAATCAAGGTCATGGCCCAAGCCGTAGACCCAAATCTCGCCGGCATTCTCATCAAAGACATCGGCCAAGCCACCGCCGCCGAGCAAGAAGACGAGCAAGGAGCCTTCGCAAAAATCGCCGCAGGCACCGAACCCCCGCTCAAAGAAGGCGGACAAAACGCGCAGGTAAGGCTGCAAACCTTGCAGCAAATCATCCAGTCCAACCCCGCCGTCCAGCAGCGGTATCAGTCCGACGAAATCTTCCGCAGCATGATCGACGCGAGAGCACAAGCCTTCCAATTCCAGTTGCAGCAGCAGCAAAACGCCGTCATCGGCCGCACCGGCGCCCAACCCGCGCTGCAAAAGCTCCAGCAAGACCAGCAACTCGGCATGCCCGCCGCACCCGCCGCCTAACCGTATGCACCCGAACATTAACGTCCGCAACGTCGCCGGATTAAATATTCCGCAGCACGACTATCTCTCGATCAGCTACTACGGCAGCACCAACAACATCCAGACGGTGACCTACAAAGAAGGCGGCAGCGGCGGCCAGACGGTCGCCACCCTGACCTTCACCTACGTCGGCGGCACGCCGTCCTCGGATGACGCAGACATCGCCACCGTGACCCGCTCTTAAATCTCCAATCTCTAATCTCAAATGCCTTGGACGTTTAACCCCTTCAGCGGCACGTTCGATCAAAAAGGATCGGGCGGCGGCGGCGGCGCGAGCTATATCGACGGCGAGGTGCAAAACTTCAGCGCGTTGCCCACCGCCAACCCGCCAGCCGTAGACAGCGCCTACCTCGTCCGCGAACCCGAAGGCACTTGGCTCATCAACCGCAAGCCCGCGGGCATCTACATTCGCGTTGCCACCACCGGAACACGCGCCACTGACTGGACCTACGCGGGCATTCTGCCGGATGTCTTCAACGACGCCAACTTCCTCCTCTACGACAACGCCGACAGCTCCAAAAATTTAGCCTTCCAACTCAGCGGCATCACCACCGGCACCACCCGCACGCTGACGGCCCCCGATGCCTCCGGCCGCATCCAGCTCGAAGGCCAAGCCATCGGCAACACCACGCCCGCCGCAGGCACCTTCACCACGCTCGCCGCCAACAACGGCACGCTCACGGCGTCCGCGCCTGTGCTGGATTTGGCGCAGACTTGGAATGCAAGCGGCACGACTTTTACAGGGTTGAATCTCGCGTTGACCAATACGGCAAGCGCCAGTGCAAGCGCATACTTGAGCCTTGCTCTTGATGGGACGCAGGCATTTTCAATTAGGCGGGGAGAAACAAATGCAAATGCCACAATTATTACTTGTGGTGGTGCAGGCGGACTAACGTGGACGGCTCGCACGCGCACGGGAGCGGGAGTAGGTGTCAATTTTAGCGGGGTTGTTGGCGTTGGAAGCAGCCTTCAGTTTGGAACTGGAACATCGACAACAGCAGGCGACATTACGATTTCACGCGAAGCGGCAAACATTTTGGCGCAATCCAACGGCACCAACGCCCAAACCTTCAACATCTACAACACCTTCACCTCCTCCACGAACCACGAACGCGGCTTCCTGCGCTGGTCGAGCAACGTGTTTCAGATCGGCACGGAGAAGGGATCGGGCGGCGGCACGGCGAGGACGCTGGAACTACAAGTAGACGGAACCACATTTTTAGGAGCATCAACTGGCGGAACTGTTCGCTTTGGAAGTCAGACCACGCAATCAACAACTTTGATTGGTTGGGTGGGTAACTGTTACATGCGCCCAGTAAATGCTGCCGCTGGCGTGTTGACCCTGCTCAACAACGCACTTGATGGCTTTAACCGTCTCCAATTCGGCGGCGTCACCAGCAGCTTCCCCGCACTGAAGCGCGACAGCACAACGCTGCAAGTGAGGCTCGCGGATGATTCGGCGTTTGCTCCACTCGCCTGTGGCGCGCTGACCCTCAACGGCAACCTCGACGCCTCCACGCGAGACATCGTCACCGACACCACGACAGGCACCAAGATCGGCACGGCGACCACGCAGAAGATCGGTTTCTTCAACGCCACGCCCGCCGTGCAACCCGCCGCCGTAGCCGACGCCACCGACGCCGCCAGCACGCAAGACCGCCTCAACGATCTGCTCGCCCGCCTCCGCACCTTGGGCCTCATCGCTACCTAATCTTATGCTAACCAACCCTAATCCCATCGAAACGCCCGCCGTAGCCGCCAAGGTCTACGACCGCCTCCACGTTTACAGTCTGTCCGCGATCCAGCCGACCACCGATTCCGGCAGCATCACGGTCGAACTCTTGCCCGCCACCGCAGACGGCGAACTCGCCAACGGCAGCCTCGTCCAAAAGATGACCGCGCCGTTGACGCCCGAAATCATGGCAGCGGTTCCCGAACTCGCCGCCGCTTTTGAGGCAGTGTTGTCCGCGATTCCCGCGACGCAGGCTTACCTCGCCGCGCAACAGGAGGCTCCCAATGAATAAGACCGTCACTCTTACGGAAGCCGAGGCCAAGGTTGTCATGCAATGCTTGGATCTCGCCGTCAAAACCGGCGGGCTGAATGCCGCCGCGCAGATCCTGCCGCTGGCTACCAGCATCGAGAAGCAACTCACGGAGGAAGCACCCGCTGCTGAATAATGAGGACTGTCACCTTACAGTCTATTCTTTTGCGCGCATGGCAACGTGTCGGTAACGATGCGTCCACCATCGACGCCATCCCTTCCGGCGCCAAGACCATGATGACCGCCGCCGCCAACGAGCGCATCGCGGATTGCTGGGAGTGGAGCGATTGGCCGGAGCTTATGCGCGTCGAAGAACGCACCGTCGAAGGCGACGAGACGACCGGCTACTTCATCCCCTACGAGCAAGTCGGCCAGACCGCCATGGGCGAAGTCTTCGCCGTCCTAAGAGACAACCCTGCAACCCACGCCGCGCCCCGCGCCATTGGCTATACGCTCCTCGGAGATGCCATTCGCTTCCCCGAAGACACCGACCTGCCAACCACCGTCTGGGTCAACTACCGCATCCGTCCGACCGAATACAGCGCAAGCAACCTCACCGCGACAGTTCCCGCCGTCATCGCAAAAGCGGTTGGTCTGATGCTGAGTGCAGATTTGCTCCAAGAGGACGGACAGACCGACAAAGCACTCGCCATGGAACAGCTCGCCGAGTCCGAGCTGATCTCCCAGCGCGACAAATACTATTTCCAACAGGGCCAACCCTCCATGTGGACCGCCCGCGTCAACCAATACTAAATTATGCACCCGAATACCCGCATCACCAACCGCACGTCCGGCAGCCAATTCATCGGCGACACCA